CGCTTGCACCTTGGTTTAACGCGGTAACTGCGCCCATACCAGCTTCAAGACCTGCGCCAGGAAGCATATTAGAGACGCCAGCTACGCTATTCATGACAGTGCCATAGTTCTTCAAACCAGGCATCATACCCGCGCTAGCGCCAGCCATAGCCGCATTTGCAGCATCTAGTGGGCCATTGGATGTGCCTTTATTTTGCATAGTTTGAAAAGCAGTGCTTCCCGCCATTGCGCCCGCAGCACCGTTGCCTCCACCAGCAAAAAACCCAAAACGACGACGTGTTACGTCATTAGTAATGTAATTTTGAGGGTCTACACCCGCAGCTAGTGCATTAACCGCAGCTCCTGCCATACTAGCTACAGCAGAGCCAAATGAAAATTTACCACCACCACCGCCGCCACTGCTAGGGCCAGAAGGTCCAGGAGGTGCAGGAGGGCCAGAGGGAGACGTCATTGAGCTAGCCCCACCATTGCCGCCGCCAGACGTAAGGCCCTTTAGGCTTTCACCAATCCCCTTAGACATTTTTTCAGTCTCTTTAAGGACGGCGTTAAGTTTACGGTATTCTTCAGTAAGGTCAGCGACTAACCGAGTCTTTCCTGAACCACGACCTGTATTAAGCATCTCTATCTATTCCTGACCGCTCTAGCCAGCCAATTTTTGCGTTCTCTTACGGACAAACTTCTGATGTCAGAAAGCGTCCAGCCGGGAAATGTTCTAGATAGTGCTTCGTATTGATCGAGTAGTTGTTCGTAATCTTTTTCTTTATAGACGAAACAAATCTGCTAACGACAGCGGAGTTGGAATGTCCTCTCCGCAAGCCTCGCAGGTCGTCTTCACCTCCCCGAGGCGTGGGCCTGGGTTACGTGTAAGAATTTCGGTAATAATAGCTTGACGGTCACCCATACCAAGAGTGAGCGCAGTGGTAGCTCCAATTGAAGGTTCGCCGTTTAGTGACTTGAGGCAGCCAGCCAATAGCAGCGTATTCAATTCAGAACTTGTTTTTTCAGCGTTTTCTATAAGCTTTTTTTGCACAGCTCCAGTAGGGAGGCCTACTACAACTGCTCCGTGCTTCTTAGACATATAGGTAAACGTTCTGTCGTTAATTGGGTCATCCATAGACTTGACTGGAATGTCGTCAATTAAATCAACAGTTACTTCTAGTTCCGTGGTGCAGTGAGGGCAGGTAATTTCCATATCGATAGTGTCACCAAAAGTGACCCTGCGGATACCAATTAGCAAAGCGTCTCGGTCTCCGCTAAGAAGCTGGTCAAGGTCAGCTTTATCAGCTGGGTTAGACCCAATGGAGATAACCCCTCGCTGCAACATTGCAGCAAGGGCTTTTCCAGCTGAACCTGCTTTTGACACAGCTTCTTCATCCATACCGTTTAGTTCACGGACTTCAGCGTATTTAATTAAAGAGCCGTCCTTTGCCAAGAAACCGCCCGGAAGAATAACATCCGAGTTAGAAGGGGCCACAGTTGCAATAACTACTTGCTCTTCTTTATTTAGTTCTTGTGCAAATTGAGCTACGACCGAAGGATCGCTAGTTGTATTGTTTGCCATATTATGCTCCTAAGTATTTATAAATATTTTACCAGATTTTTAATTATTAAATTACGTCAGGGTAGCTGATACGTTTGAACCGTAGTCAGCTAGCTGAACAGATAGACCTTCGTGCACTAGTGTCATGTTTTCGTACATCAAAGCGTTGTCCGAAGCGTTCAAGCCTGAGTAGCTAAGGCCAGAAATCCAAGCATTGTGAACAATAAACTTCATCTTGTAAGCTTTTTTGCTAATGATGTCTGACGCGCTGATTAGCGGTGAGCCTGTGACAGGGTGGTCTAGTACGTAAATGTCCATGTCGCAACGGAAAGAAGTACCATCGATACCAGCAATTCCCTCACCAGACGAGGCGGCGAACAACTGCTTAAACCAGTTGATTGCCTCAGACTGGCCGAGGATAACTCCGCGCTGCAAGGTGATTGGCTGGAAAGTAACTCGGCCAGGTACTTGGTGAAGGCTCGTGTTCATGCCGCCTTCACGGTAGCTGATTCCGTCAATGCTCATGCTAAGGCCGTCTACTGAAGTAAACCCGCCTTTAAACTTTAAAAACGAGCTTTGCGAAGATGCTGCGCCTGAAATACCGACGTCTCCAGTTAAACGAAAGTCAACAAGAAACCTAAAATTACGTAAAGGGTCAGTTGCTAATTTAGAATAGCGTGAAATAGCGCTCTGGGCCATTTATTTTTCCTCCTAAAGGACTGTCACAACAGAGCCACTGTCGTACTGGCTAATGCGAATAACTACAAACTCAGCAGGTCGCTGAAGGGCTACGCCAACCTCTAGGTGAACTTCACCAGCGGCGATGCTAGACACTGTGTTAATAGTGCTATCGCTCTTAACGTAGAACGCGTCAGATACGTTTGTTCCCTTAAGACCGCCAGACTGCCAGAAGTTAATCAACACTGTCTCACAGGTTGTCTGTAGGCGGTTCCAAAGACGCTCGTCGTTTGACTCGAACAAAGCAAACGCAGTCAAATCGGTAAGAGTTTTGCGTAAGTAAATTAGGCTTCTACGAACTGAGATGTACTTGCTTTGGTAAGAGCTGCTAAGAGTACGAGCTCCCATAACTACAATTCCAGCACCTGGGATATAACGAATTGCATTTACTGGAGTAGCTGACCCAAATGTATTTGGATTGCTTGTTCCATTGTTAAGGTAATCTAACTCAGTGTTTGTAAGTTGAGCTACAGCTACAACTCCTGATAGACGAGCCTCTAGACCCGCAGGAGACTTGAATACTCCACGCGAGCTATCAGTAGTAACGTATTTAGCCGCAATAGCTCCGCCTGGATAAGCGGTTACAATAGCTCCTGGAATAGTTGAGGTCAAACTTGGGATTGTTAAGTTGGGGAAGTAAACTGCGCCAAAGCCAAGTGCCGCTGATCCTGCGGAACCACCGGTGTATGTGTTAGTTAAAGCCAACTGAGCAGTCGCATCTAACGAAACCTGTGTAGGGTCAATGATTACAAATACGTCTCCGCGGTTGTATGCGTAAGTTAGCAGCAGATTAACGTTTGCCGCTTCTGTGACACCTGGGGCGTTTAGCAAAATTGGCTGGGTAATTACGTCTAGCTTAGCTGTAGCACTAGCAGCCGCTACGGATGCGTTGTTTACGGTAGCTCCGTCAGAACCGCCAGTAAGCGCGGTGTTTGTAAAAGTTAGCGCTGTTCCGCTAGGTACAGTCATAGCGGCACTCAGAGTAACCGTAGGGCTGCTAAAAGCAGTAACCGTGGTCCCGCTTGTGATACCGCTACCAGCAACAGTCATACCAACGCTAACTGTTGGAATAGTAGTTCCAGTTAATGTAAGTGAAGTGCTAGAACCGCTTGTGCTACCTGTTCCAGTTACTGCTACAAGTGCAGTTGTGACTGGAGTATTAGTGTTAGCAAAAGTAGATACTGTGTGGTTGCTTGCGTTAGAGTCGGTAGCAACTACGTAGTTAGACGAGGCATTAATTACAGTAGGGGCATAAGCTGCGTCAGTAGACAGCAGTGTTATATCACTAAAGCGCTCTACAATGTTTCCTGTAGAAGTTCCGCCAGAATAAATAGCTAAGTTAAAATACTTGTTAGGGTATGCGCTGCTAGTGTTAGCTGTCGAGTTAGAGATTTCATAGTAAAGGCTATTGCTCCATACACCTGGAGTTTTAGCGGTAAGCGTCAATTCAGTAGTACCCGATTGAGCTGTCACAGTTCCCGCGGTAGTTAAGCTTACTGCAACGGCAGGTGCGTTAGGGTTTACAACTGTAAATGTCGTTGTACTAGGTACAGAAGTAACTACGAAAGTTCCCTGATAGATATTTGTAGGAGTAGCCGTAGAAGCTAACACACCTGCAATAACTACTGATTGCCCAACCTTTAAGCCGTGAGCAGCGCTTGTGTAAGTAGTTGTAGTACCGCTTTGAGATACGTTAGCTCCAGTAGAAATAACTGCAGTAGTGTTTCCCAGAATTCCCACTGATGAAGAAGTAGCGGAAGTGACAGTAAGAGTAGTTCCTGCAGGGACTGTGGCAGGCTGGCTTAGCGTTAGAGTTAAAGTGCTTACTAGCGTAATATAAGTTCCGGCAGGAATACCTGTTCCAGTGATTATAGAGCCCTTACTTAATGTGTTAGTAAGGTTTAAGGTGTTACCATCAGAAGCTGGAAGGCCCGTGGCATTAACGATTGTAAGAGTAGTGCTAGCAGTAGTAGCGTTACCTGAAACAGCGGCAAGTGTAACAGCCGCGCGCTGGATGTAGCACTGGCTTCCACCATTAGCAAAGAATAGATAAACTGCAGTTGCCATATCGGTATCTACAGAGTTAGCGGCAACGTCTCCAAATAGCGAAGTAAACTGGTTCCACGAAGAGACCAAAGTAGCTGTAAGCGGGCCTCGTGCAAGATAGCCCGTAAAGGTTGCTATAGTAGCAGTAGGTGCTACGGTAATTGGAAAAGAAGTAGCGACTTCTTCAATGTATACTCCAGGGCGGTTATAAGTCGCCATAAGATTTTCTCCTTGATTTTAAGTGAAGGTAAACAGATATTAGATAGGTTGTTGTCCAGATGGGATATCGGCTGTTGTCTGTTTATTAATTTTTACAGTAGATACTGTGTTGCCAGTTTGTACGTACGAAGCCGTGGTGCCTTCGCTGCTCACTGTTACGGTGAATACATTTCTATATAACCGACGGTTATCTTCAATGGTATCACGCTTAACAAACTCTTCTAGTATCAAATGCCTATAAGCTGTTTCAGTGCCTAAGTCATTAGTGACAGCGAGATAGCCCTTTTTTGAAGGGAAAACTTTATTTAAAAGAAAAGCAATAATTGCACGGTCGTGTCTAGGGTGACGAGAGTAGCTAGTAATTTGGTACATCAAATCCCAAGCAACTGGAATTTCGTAACTATACACAATATTGCCGCTAGGGGCTACAGTTCCCTGCAAGTCATTATCCTGAAATATTCCTGAGTGCTGACGGTAAGTAGCAGGATCAAAGTCAAGTAGCTCAATAGTTAAGTATGGGTAACTCTGTGCGCGAGATTCCACGTCAGGGTTGGCAAACCACACGCCTACGCTACGGCTAGCATTTTTTTCGTCAGATACTGTGATACCAGTAAGTAGTGTTTTAAGGGCTAAGTCTTCACTTAATATAAAGCTCAAGGAAACACATCCTTTTCAACTAAAAGGTTGACAGACCAATTTGCCAATTTATCAAATATGATGTTTCCGTGCTTATTCATATAGCGCCTAAACACAGCAAGCGGAGCGGAATCTTCTGTTCCATACTCTAGATTTTCTATTTCCGCTTCATACTTTTCAGGGTAGTAGACAACCACTTTAAACTCTTCAACAGCTACTTTGAGAGTTTTGATTAGCGGAAGAGGCCATCCAGCGGTTCTGGCATCTTCTTTTAGAAGCTTAGTAAGGTCAGCGTCAATGCCTACTAAAGATTTTTTTGATGCGGCTTGAAAGTCTATATTCATTTAGCCCGCCGAATTAGCTTAGTTAAAATGGCGGGGTAACTATTTTTGTCGATTGGCGTCCAGCCATCCAAGAAACCTATGAGGAACTTCTTATCGCTAGAGTCAGAAACTTTAGCTTTAGAATCCTTGTCAATACTTGACATAGTGGTCTCCATTGGAGTAGGCAAATTACAACGCAATTTAAATCAGCCCCCGCATAGGGCTACTATTAGGATAAAAGAAAAGCCCCACAAAGTGGGGCTAAACTTTTTAATTAATTGCGGCCAGTTTGAAACTCCGAATTTCTTTTGGCATATCCCCCGACGTACTCTGAGGACGCTATTCCTTTATCCCACGACATTTTTGGCCAAGCTTTAGTAGACTCAGTAGTTTTCCCGCCAAGTTTTCCGTATGTATCATTCTTACGGCTGGCTTCAGCGTGTCGTTTGGCTGTTACTCTTACAGCTTTCGGAGTGTTAGCCATTACTTACCTTTTGCGGCTGGCTTCTTTTTCTTTGCCTTACAAGCGGCGCACTTGCCACAAGAGCAGTTGCTTGTGACTTTCTTGGCTAGCTTAGCGTCCATTTTCATGTCAGCAGACTTTGACGGGTTCTTAGCATCCATCTTCTTGTCGCCTTTTTTAAAAGCGGCCTGCTGCTTAGGGTTCATACCCTGCATTACTTTCTTATCAGCCTTTTCGTCTTCCTTGGAACCAGTCCAAGGCTTCTTAGGGGCTGGCTTCTTTTTTGCCATTGCCATTTTTACTTCTTCTTTCCCTGTGCTTGTTTGTTTGCCGCAATAATGCGGCTACTAGCTGCTTTTGCAGCCTTTGGCATATTGGAACCTGTAGAAATCTTAGCTCCAACGTCTTTGGTTCCTGCTACAGCTTTTTTAACTGCAGAAGCTTTATCTGTTGCAATACGTGGGCGAGCCATTTATTTGGCACCCCGAGATTTCTTAGTGGTTTTTGATAGGTCTGTGTTTCCGCCAGCAAAATTTCCTTTTTTAATAACCTTTTTAGTATCGCTGACATTTTTACCGCCACTCAAAGAGTAAACTTCAGTAGTATTACCCTTAGCATTAGCAATTGGTTTTTTTGCGTTACCTGCGTACATTGCGCCTTTGTCGCCACGAACTTGGGCCACTTTAACGGACTTACCATTAGGCGAGATAGTCGAGCGAGTTTTAACCGCTGGCTTGTTTGGGTTATTAAGTGCTTTCTTAGCCATTACTTTTTTCCTTTTTTAGAGTCGGGTCGTTTAGACATAGCTGCAGCTTTTTTCTTAGCATCTGCTTTAGAAGAAGCTCCCCATGCCTGTAATGATAATAGCAGACGAGTAGGGTCTCCATTGGGCTTATGCTCAGGTCCTGGACTACCGCCCATACGAGCTAAGAAAGAAGCACGGCGGGGATTATCTCCAGACTTAACTGGGGCTTTTAAATTAGAGCCAGGGTGAGAGGCTTCGTATGACTTACGGCCCTTTTCATTAAGACCGCCTTTAGCAGCCTTACCTGACTTCTTCTGCCACGCTTCACTTGGCATTTTTCTTCTTCCTTGCAATCGCCATATTATCAACCAAATTAGGGTAAGGCCTGCCAGCAGCTTTAGCCCGTGCTTTAGCGGCGGACTCTTGCTTAGTGCTTAAGTCTTTGTGCTTCTTCTTAGGGTTCTTTTTGTCCCAGACGGGCTTATCGGCCATTTGTTTTTCCTTTAGGCTTTACTTTATTAGGCAAGGCTTTTGGGTTTGGAGTAACGTTTGCCCATTGTCTAGCCATTTGTGGATGATTAGCAAACATCCACTTCTCTTGCTGCTTAGACTTGAATGGCATTAGCGCTTCTTTGCGGCTGGCTTTGCGGCTGTCTTTACGAATGGCTTTGCTTTTGCAGTTGGCTTTGCTGCTGGCTTTGCTGTTGGCTTTGCGGCTGCAGCTTTAATTCCGGCTTTAGCGGTTGCTCTAGGGGCAGCTTTAGCAGTTGACGGTGCTTTGTATGGAGATACACGATAGTTTGACATATTAGCCTTAGGGTTTTCCCTAATTTCGCTTAATGCTTGCTTAGCAGCACCTACTCCTGCGTGCTTGGTCATAGGCTTCCAGTCTCCGCCTTGACCTTTTGCTTCAACTACGTGTGTATATTCGCTTGCCATTTATTTCTCCTAAGGTTGGGCGTACGCCAAGAACTGAGCGTCATTGACGAGCTCGTCTGGGGCTAACTGAGTTAGGTCTACCACAATTAAAGTATGGCGGTTAGCCACTAAACCAGCTGGTTGTGTTTTAATTGGTCGGTAAACTTGGTTCTTAAATACTATTCTATATTTATTTGCTATATCAAGTGTTGTTGAAATCAATGCGCGGTCAATAAATAGCTCGGGAGCAATTGCGTATACATCATCAATATTTAAAGTAAGGTGCAAAGTATCCGCGTTGTAGAAACCGCGGTTGTTAAGCATCGATGAGCCCTCAGTAATAGAGGCACGAATGACTGGCAAGATTTGTGGACCAGTCCATAAACGCCCAGTACCAATAGGCTCTACATCGTAGATAGTGTCTTTTGTTGAGTTGGTAGAGTCAAACTTCCACCACTGAAGAGAAGTACCTACTGTGTTAGTGAGGTCAGCTGTGATGCCTTCGCTGATGTGGTCTGACTCAAAGTCTGAGTCAAACCTACCACCAACGTTATAGGACCTCATATACTAAGCCTGGGCCTCGGTCCAAGACAAGCGAGCAAGTACTGTAGCTGCGTTAACGGTACCTACGTTCTTAACTACAATTGTAAGAGTGTCAGGACCATCAGGATAAATACCTGCGTTAGAGGAAGTGCCTCCACCACCAAGGATTGAGTTACCCAAGTCGCGGACGTCGTTAAGCTCTAAGCGGTCAGTGCTGTTTACCAAGAATCCACCAGTAACTTCACCGCCAGTAACGGTAGTAGAGCCACCTGCATAGTCTGCAATTTGCGCAAGGCTAGACGTAGGAGCAGTCAATGGGGCCCAAGTAGTAGTAGTAGAAGGTGTTCCATTTAGAATAGCTGTTACTAGAAGGTTAGTAGTAGCTGTCTGGGTCATTGAAATACCCAATGCTTTTAGCACTAACTGCATACGGTTAGTCAAGTCTCTTCTACCAAAATCAGCAGCTTTACCATTGTCAACAGAAGGAGCCACACGAATCGAGAACAAAGCGGCAGTTGCGCCAGCAGCAATTGTGGTAATTGTAGTTTGTCCATAAGTAAAGAGGATAGATTTATCGTCATCAAAACGGCCATCCATAATTACCGAAGTACCCCAGTGGCTGATAGTCGGAGCAAAGGTCGGGTAGGCTAATTCAATTTCAACTGGGGCAGTAGCTGAATATGTAAATGATTGTCCAGACGCAGAACCCATAGGAATAAACGTAACGCTCAAGGCAGGAGTGCTACCAGTTAGAGCTTGACTCAAATTGATAGTTTTAAAGTCTGCGCTAATTGAAGCTACGAAGGTACCATCAGGGTAAGACGCGTTAGTGGTGTTTGAGAGAACTCGCTGACCAACTTGTAGGCCTGTAGCTGCGGTAGCTAAAGTAATTATGTTTGATCCTACTACCGCAGTAACACCGCTTGCGATTGTAGCGCCAGCTTGTGCGCGAGTTAATCCAGTAAAGCTAGTTGCGGTCTTACCTGTGTAGTTAACGTGCTCATATACAGAGGCGCTCGATATAGTTAATGTTCCAGCTTTTGGAAAACTAGATGTGTCAGCTACAACTAAGGAAGAGTCACTCGCCCCCATAGTAGCTGAAAGGATAGTCTTAGGCGGTTGGGTAGTTGACTCATAGCGGCCTGGAAGGTTACCCGAACGCATGTAAGCTTCAAAGTTAACGTTATTGTTAGCCATCTTGTGGACATAAGTTACGTCACCATCAACACCACGAAGTCCCCAACGAATAAAGCCAGCGCCGTACCATGAGTAGTCAATGTAGAACATTTGCATACGTGATAGGTCAACGTTGTAGCCTGAGGGCCCAGTTCCATCCATCACATCTAAGTTCCACTGTGATTGTGGGATTTTAACGTCAATAGTTTTTGACATAACTGCTGCAACTACGTTGTCAGCTCCGCGGTACGATGGGGAAACGGTAAGGCTAGTATCAGAGGCAATTGCGTCTACTCGGTAAGACATTCCTCTAATAACTACGTAATCTCCAGGTACTAATTGCTTAGAAAAAGATGTAGTAAATCCAGTTGCCTGAGTAACTGTATTAGAGCCTGAAGTAACAGCTACTCGGCCAGATACCTGATAAGTGGAGCTGCGGCGAACAGCTGAAAGAACATTGCCGTCGTATTCAAAGAACAAACCGTTTTGCTGGTCAAAAATTCCCAAACGGTTTACTGCGCCGTACCAGCTAGACAGTGAAGCATAGTAGCTTCCAGAAGCAAGTGTGTCTACCGCAGGATAATTTACTGGCTGATAAGTAAAGGTGTTATAACCTGTAACGCTGTATACAGAAACTGTACCGTTAAAGAATTGTTCATTTGCGCCTGAGATTGTTAGTACAGAACCTGGCTGAATATTGTGCTGATCTTTAGTAGTAACTGTCACAGTGTTTGCTGGGGTAGTAGCGGTTGCGGTTACAGTAAACGCAAGCCCGTCCAACTGGAAGTTAGGCTTAAGGATAGTACCAGATGACATCTGGATACCCTTACCTGATTGGTAACGGAAGTAACGGCGAGTCTGACGAATAGTTGACTCATAGTTTGATGAACCATTAGACGAGAAGATTACACCGCCATCAAATGGGCGGTGAAGAACCATTCCCTGTGGACGAGCGTAAAGTTTTGAGCTTGTAGTGGTCAATCCGCTAGGAACTGCCGAACCTGTAGGAAGTGCGTAATAGAACACAGTCGGGGATTGCACACGAGCTACTACGAATGCGCCGTTAGGTGGATTAGTTCCTGTAATTCCTACAATTTGAATTTCATTACCAATAGAGAACCCATGAGGGACTATGGTAGTTACTTTAATAATTGGCGTAGCGGTGATATCAAAAGTAGGGGCAGGGCCAACAGCCGCGCTAGTATAAAAACTACCTTTAGAAACAGTGGTCTTATAGGTATCAAAAATGCTGGTGGTGTTAGAAAAAGCGCCTCTAGCGGTGTAGTCAAAAGAAACGTTAGCGTTAATGGCATCGACAACGAACACTCCATTAGCAATAGGAGACAAAGTGTCTCCAACTACGATTGGGTCTCCAACTGCGATTCCTGTAGTGCTAGGTAAGAGTACTCGCACTGCTCGGCTTCCCGCGGCTACGGGAGCAACGCCAGTAATACCAGTTACTACTATGTTTGTAGTGTAGGCGTACGGGCGGAAGTTAGTAGTGGAGAGGTTTTCCCACTTAGAGATTTGGGTACCGTACTCAAAGTCGGTATCAATAAGCGCCTGAGGGCTAGACGTACGAAGTTTATTGGTAGGGTCTAGTTGAGGGTTATTTAAAGTCATACACTAATACTATAAAAAACCCGCTAATTCTACAGTTTAAACTACAGAATTAGCGGGTATACCTTGTCGGGTTTATTTTGTTCCTACCTGTACGCCAGGCAAGTCTATTTATCTATTACCAATAGAGTAACACAGCCCCTGAACCGCCTGCACCTGAAGGCTGAGAGGAACCGTTGCCTCCACCGCCTCCCGCACCACCGCCACCGCCGCCTTTTCCGCCAGCTCCTCCTGAGCCTGTGGTAGTGCCGTTGCTGACTCCAGGAAATCCAGGTCCAGCTATACCCGCCCCACCGCCGCCAAACCCATAAAATGTGTTAGTACCATTTGTGTTTCCGCTAACTCCTGCTCCGCCTGCAAAAGAGTTAGACCCGCCGTCTCCGCCTGTTGCGGTAGACCCTGCAAAAAGTGCGTAAGCACTTCCCCCACCTCCGCAAGTTATACCAATTCCGCCTTTACCTCCATAAGCTTGTCTAGCTTCAGTACCGCTACCTACAACACATCCTCCACCGCCTCCGCCAGAGCCGTTAAATTCTCCAACATCCGCAGTCCTGGTAAATCCACTTGTACTACCATTTCCAGCCGTAGACCCAAAATAGTAGTAAGTACCTTGTCCCCCACCTCCGCTACCGTTTTGCACCAAAGCACTTGGATTTCCCTGAGCGATTAAAGAAGGGCTTCCAGTAGCTCCGCCACCGCCACCACCACC